CATGGGCCTGAGAAGAGTCAGGTCCGTATTCGTCGATAATCTGTTGATAGACTGCCTTATCAGTGCCCTCCACGCTTCTGGCGTCAACAACCTTGTTTCGCCAGAAGTCGCGTTTGCTGTTGAAGCACTCGTAGAAATATCCGCTGTTACGGCGGGGGTTGCTGAAAGCAAGCCAAAAACGATTAGGAGTGTTCTCTGTAAAGAAGCCACTGGCCACCGCCCATATGCTGTCGTCGATACCGCTGGCCTCGTCGAACACCAGCATGACGCCTGCGAAGTTATGCACGCCCGCGTAACTGTCCGGGTTCTCGGCCGACCACAGCCGCCCCTCGACGCCCCAGTAGCGCGTGCCCAGCTTCAAATCCCGTTCGACCAGCTCCGCGATCCACTTGGCCGGTAGCACGCGGGTAGCGCTCACTTCGAACCAATGGTTGTTAAGGCTCATACTGAGCCATTTGGTTATCTCGGCCCAGGTGACGCTGCGGAGCTGCGCTTCTGAGTTGGCCGACACGATGGTGGTCGAGCCTATGCGCGTGGTCAGCATCCAGATCACGAGCCAAGACACTAAAGCAGACTTACCGATACCGCGCCCAGATGACGTGGCCATACGAAAAGTCTCGTAATCTACTTTACCGCCGTTAAGCCGGATATGTTCTTTAAGATCCTGTAAGACCTCTAGCTGCCACTTGCGCGGGCCCGTGAAGTGTTCGAGCGGCGTGCCGGCCTTACCCCATGGGAACGCTAGGCGGACGAACGCTACCGGGTCGTTCTTCACCTGCGCCGACCATAGCGTCGCCATCAGCTTCTGTTCTTCGTCCGCTGAGTAGATCGGCACCTGCATCTATTAACTCCCCTTGGATCACGCGCTGCTGCGCCTCTTCCAGCGCCGCTATGATGGATATGCGTTGCTCGACCTGCACCTGCACGGACTGCGGGGCTGTCCACTTATGCACATGCTTAAGGATGTCCAGCGCCGCTTTGGTGTCGCCCTGTAGGGCTGCGTCGCGTAGGACGTTGGCCATCTCCGCCTCGCCCTCTGCGCGGCCCTTCTGTTCGGCGTACTCCGCGATGGGGTCAAACTGCACCAAGCGCCGATACTCGGTCGGCGTCATGCCAGCGGCGTAGGCGAGCGTATCGCCTTTGAGGCCTTTTTTGGCTGCTAGATAAATGCGCTCAAGCACCGCTTCGGTAGCTTCGATCTTGCGCGGCTCATAGGGTAGGCTTTCAAACATAATAAAACTTTTAGCATGAAAAAATAAAAAATAAAAATTGTTCTTAATGCCTGCGTATTTCTTAAAGGAGATCCTTCGGCCCAGCCTCCCCCCTGTTTACATTGCCAGCCTAATGTCAACAAGCTGTTTACAATCCCATAGCTCAATGAATGTAGACTTAAACCATTACGTTAAGTTGACATATATAGTCATATCGCCATGCGATTAGCATGTCGGATCATGCGCCAGCATATCGTCATATCGTCATGACTACGCAGGTTGGTGCTAGGTCGCCCTGTGATGACTGCGCGGGCGTTGGCGCGGGGCAACATCGCCATATCGTCAAATCGTCATGCATGCACCCATTGCCCTAACTATTTAACTGTAATATTGCACTAACTGTAATATTACACCTATTCTTCTGATAAACACTAACAATAAAATGACGATATGACTATAAGCAGACTTTATCTGGGGTTGACCGGCCAAACGCCGCGACTATTCCGCGACTATTTAGCCGATCAATTTGACTATATTTGACTTATCCACCGTAAAATTACAGTAAAACACCAACTGTAATTTTTTAGTTATCCACCGTAATTTTACAAAATTACAGCTTCAACATGAGTGTGCGCCCTATTTGTCACACGCACCTGAAATTTTCCAGCCTTAAAAAGTGTAACGCTCTTAGGCGTGCGCTGTTGTATCTCAAGCTGACATGGTACGAATTGTCTGACTGAATCTTTAGCCGCGCGATATTGGCTGGCGGTCAACTTGTCGGTTTTATGCAGCGCTGTAAGCAGCGCGTCTAAATGCTCATAAGACGGCACGTCATCTTTAAATATTGTCTCTAACTTAGCCATGCTAACCCCCATAATTGCGATAGCTGCAATATTACACAGAAAAGAATTTTACGCAAACTGCATTTTTTCGCTTGACACTATCCACAATCGGCGTATATGTAACATATCCACAATGTAAGGAGCCAGAACAATGCCAAGAATGGATAAACTCTCAAACTATCGCACAACATGGGACAACAACGGCGTGACATACGTGTCAACCCGCATTGTGTCATGGGATGAAAATACGGTCACATTAAACAGCGGCGGTTGGCAAACCGTGACAACCAAGCGCAAGATGAACCAAGCGGCCACGCAATTCGGACTTGGCTTTGGTGTCTATCAGCGCAAGGGTGACTGGTTTGTGCGCCTAAAAGACGGCAACGAATCACCGTTTTTCGATGGAATCAAAATACCGCGATAATTCAAAGGCCGCGCATGTCAATGGCGCGGCCTTTAATGTAACATATCCACACAGGAGCAAACGACATGACAACCTTAAAAGAAGTAATGACCGAACAATGGAACAAACCCGGCGTACATCATGCCGGCCATTTAGTCGCGTGGGAAGCTAACGCGCTATCGCATAGCATCGTTGGCCGGGCAGCATCAGCGCGCAATCCTACAATCGACAAAGAGACTAAGAAGCGCCGCGCCGGGTTGGCGATGTATAACGAGAAGCTAAAGCCAATCATTTTGGCCGAAGCGACCAAAACGGACGGCGTGTATCGCTGGCCAAAAATCGAAACGCCGGCCAAACCAGAACCTGTAACCGCCATACCGCGTAAACGCGTGCCCAAAGCCAAGCTTGAACAGGCCGCCGCTATCATCGCCAAAGTGCCGCAGGATGAGCTGGCGACGTTCCTAGCCCGCTTTGGGCTGTCTCTGTCACTCACCGCGTCCATCGCGTCGCTGGACAATGCCTAACAAATCGCGCGTCAGTTTTTGAGGGCAACGCTATGAGAAGCATCGAACTAGAATTGATCCAACTCCGCTCCGCGTTAAATGACGCGCTTTGGGATCAAAACGTCATCTTGGCCTTCGCCATACAATGCAAAATTGAGCGGCTTGAAATGCTGCAATCTATGGGAGAAACGCACGATGTTGACCATTGAAATAGAAATAGATCAGCTTGAAGCGCTGCTAGACCACCTCGCAAAGCAAGACCGCACGCCGCTGCTAGACGTGGCCTATAAGACCCTACAGGACGCGCACGGCAACGCGGCCGAAGAATACTGGACTGAAAAGTGGAGCGGGTTATGAGCCAGTTTACCTATTATTTTGACGAGCTGAAACCTTGGCCGGATCTTGCGGTCTATTGTTACGGCGAGGCGGTCATAAGCTACGGGTGGGAAGGGCCGGATCGCGAAGTAGGGTATAGGGGCGGCCCATACAACATAGAAGTGGAAAGCATAACGCTAGACGCCCCGCTCGACCGCGCGCACCCGCTCTATGCCCTAATCGTCGCGCAACTCGAAACTAGCGACCATGTCGCGGAAAAGTGTGTCAAAGATTATGAAGAAGATTGACATTCTCGCCGCAGCACTAGGGGCAGCGCTGGCAATCCCCGCGCTCGCTCTATTCGTAACATATCTACTGGGGGGATTATGATTATAACTCGCCAATGGGCTATGCCGAACGCGAACACGTTCAGCATAAAGCCCATCAAAAAACTGATTGACACGCATATCGCCATGCAAAACGTGCGGCATATGCTGTTACCAAGCAAAGGATGGATCGATCCGTTTGCGCGCAACAGTCCGTTCAAGGATCAAACGACCACAAACGACCTTGACCCGTCATTTGAGGCTGACTTCCACCTTGAGGCGTTAGAGTTTTTGAACCGCTATCCCGACAATAGCGTTTCCGGCGTTTTGTTTGACCCGCCCTATAGCCCTCGCCAAATCAGTGAATGCTACAAAGGCGTCGGGCGGGCCGTTCATATGAAGGACACGCAAGCGTCGTTCTACAGCGACCGCAAAGACGCGGCGGCGCGGGCGCTAATGCCGGGCGGGTTGGCGCTATGCTTCGGCTGGAATAGTCAAGGATTCGGCAAATCGCGCGGGTTCGACCTAATAGAAGTAATGCTAGTCGCTCATGGCGGCGCGCACAATGACACCATCTGCACAGTGGAGCGAAAACTATGAGCCGCATGAAGGACTATTTCGAATTTTCGCAGCTATTGCACTGGCTGTCCGACGAAGCGCTGCAAATCCTACTCGACACCGAATCCGATGGATTCCGCGCCGATATTATCCACAACGAATTGAAGGCGCGCCATGCTCAAACTAGACCTAACGACTGAACCCGGCGGGGTCTTGACCCGCTGGAAGGTCGGGGAGGGGCTGTCGCTGCATAGGCGCGACGGCTCTCTCATAATGAAAATCCATGCGCCCTATGCCGACGAACGTTCTGTCGTCACGGCGGCACACGCGCTCAACTTTATGTTCAAGAGTCTTAAACATGCGAAAACAAGAGATGATCGAGGAGATTCGGGAGCTGATCGAAGAAACGGCCCGGAATCATAACATATCCACCGAAGCCCTCACCGGCCACAATCGCCGTAAAGGGGTCATATGGCCACGGTTTGAGATCATGTGGCGCGCAAGGCATGAGCTAAACGCGCCGCTGCAACTAATCGGGCACGTGCTAGGCGGGCGCGACCATACGACCATCATGCATGGGATCAAACGCTATGAAAATCGGTGAAGCAATGGCAATCTTACTGGCGGTGATGATCGAATTGATTTTGGGGATCAAGTGATGACGTTCGAGGAGCAATTAGAGGCTTATGGGGCCATTGTGCCAGACTGCCCGGTAGACCTGCCCTGCTATCAGGTAAACCGCAGCCTATGGGCCTATTACAAGCGCTTCGACCCACGGGCCGAACCGCACCCAATAATGACTGAACAAGAGATTGTCCGACGGCTCGACCTGCTTTACATGTCAGACGGAACATGCAATACCGGCTAAGACACAAGCTTGTGTCGTTTCCTCCCTATGGTGACTCTGGCCGGCGCAAGCCGGCCTTCTTTTTCCTTAAAAGGTAGCACAATGGACTTAGTTAGACTTACACGAGCATTTCACGCCATCGGCAAGATCAGCCCATGCGTCACAGCAACGCAAATAGATATCCTGCTAGAAATCGCGCTGCATCCGGGGCTGGGAACGCTTGAATATGCCCGGCGCACAGGCGTCTCTGCGCCAGTCGTCTCACACATTATCGCCAGATTGAGCAGTCGGGGACGTTTGCGCACAAACGGCGACGACACGCCGGGGTTGGGGCTGATCGAACAAAGACCCGCGCCGCGCGACTCGCGGAAAAAAGAAGTTTACCTAACCGACAAGGGCTACGCGCTCATGAAAGAGATAGCTAGTATCCTAATAAAGCCCGAAGATAATTCATGACGCCAAGATCGTATTCCGGCCCTTGCATCCCGGTAGAATCGCGGCCGCCTAGCGACGATGACATGGGGATCGGCTGATCCGCGATACGCTGGCGCTCCCGTATGCCGAGCATCGAACCGGGTTGCTGAAACTGCATGGTCTGCCGGAACCGCTCAAGCATGATCTGGCGCGGGTCAAGCATTTGCGCTAAAGCATTTCTATCCTCAAACTCCGGGCGGCGCGGCGGCAACGGAACGTAATAGTCGAGGTTATAAGGCATGACCGAATCCGAGTTCGAACGCCGCCTAAAGGCGCTCCAGCAAGAAGTATCCGACGCTTACATTGCCGGTTATTCCGAAGCTCGTCAACGCGCCCAATGGACTATAGCGGCGGCCGTCGATGAAAGCACTCGTCTACGAAACGCGCTCGAATGGGCGCTAGACGAGGTGCAGGACGAAAACCGAAGAGTCCGTATTCTAAGTGCCATGCACAGGTACACAAAAATAGATCACGAACGAGACTGACCATAGCCCAGGCCCTCCAGCAACTCGCGGGCGACCTCATGAGCGTGGCATAGCCCCTCGACGATCTCCGGCGGACATTCATCGTCCCCCGGAGTCGCCGCCCAGTCAAGGTAAAGATCAAGCTGATCGGTCAAATTCGCCAAAACGTTCATGAACACCGGATAGGCGTCAATTTTTAAGTGGGACGACATTATCGCGCGCCTCCGGCTCGACCGAATTGCGTAGCTGCGCCTTGGTCAAGTGCGCTAGTTCAGGCCGCACGAATATGTGCCGCTTGGATTTATATTCAGCCGAGCAGCAAAGCCCTTTGTCAACCCAACCAGCCTCTTTCAGGGCATGAAACAGCGCCGGCTGCACAAGCCGAAGATTTGAAGGCGCGGTTTGCTCCATGATCTTAATGACATTATGCCATGGGCCGGAAATGACATCGACGTTAAACGGCGCTTCCTGCTTTTCGATCAGATGATGAATAAAGCTTTCCGCATTGCTCATGCCGACATAGATCAGCTTCTGCTTATAATCGGTCATCGGCGGTATCGCTTGGGGGTTGAACGCCGACACGTCCCGCGCCCGCAGCCAAGCCGCGACCGCCTCGAACCCGCCCTTGTGATACCAAGACCAGATCCGCGACGCCTCTTCGCCGGTCATCTTGGCGCTCTCAGACCAGACGCAGAACCAACGGCGGTCGTCGCTGTCGAGCGTGATCGGCATGTCTTCGTTGGTGAACGCCAGCATGAAGAGCCGATTGACCATCTGATACGGATGCAAGCCCTTGCGGTTAATCGTCAGCATTTCCGGCGGCGCGGCGATGATCGGCTTGAGCTTGTTCGCCAGCGTGCGACGGTCGCGCGCGTCCGGCTCTTTTAGCTCGTTCAACACGACGATCTCTGCTTCTAGCTGGTAGCCCCACTGACTCGACAGACTGTCATTGTCAATCAGACCTTTGTTCTTCTCATGCGGGCCGCACACAGACCAGATAAAGGGAGCCCACATCGTGTCCTTGCCGCAGCCGCCCTTACCGCCGTGCAGGATCGCATGGTTGATCTTCACATTCGGCCGCTGCGCCTTGTAAGCCATTACGTTCCATATATGCTCAAGCTCTTGCGCGTCCGGCACAAGCCGCCGGCAATGGTCAAGCCACGGCGTCGGATCGCCAGCGTCCTTAACCTCCGGCCTAGCGTCGCGCCACATGTTGCCGTAGACAAGCCCGTCTTTATGCACCATCCAGTCTTCGCCGGCGGCGTAGGTCAGACCTTTAAGCGCGTAGCCGCCTTTGGCTTCGCGGTTTTCATCATACCAAAACGACGCCTCAAGCCGGCGCGGCTTCTCGCCAGTGGACTTGCACTCAACGTGGCGAAACAAGGCGTTAAACGCGCGACGGCTGATCTCGCTGCATGTGTCTTTGTCAAAGTAAGCGTCGTCATCGACGATATACGCAAAACGATCAAACCAAAGCGCGCGCGCCTCACGTCCGGCCTGTTTGTCCTCAACATCTTTAATGCGCGTCGCCGCGTCGTTAGGATAATCTTTTGTTGGCGTCAGCGTTCCAATCTTGCTGGTGTAGTCGGCAATGAGATCGTCACGCAGACCTGGGAGGGTTCGCGGCCCACCCTGTTCCGCCACCCAATCGCAAAAGAACTTGCTATCAAGACCGTCGCAATGACCGTGATAGCAACAGAAACTACGATCCTGCGGCTTATATCGCGCCTCAATCTGTCCATCGGTGTGCGCCTCATGATTCGGGCAGACAATACCGCACCAGCCCTCTGCGTTTACGCCGGACGTAACAAGGCTGTGTTCGTTTAGCCATGCCAGCACCGTGTCGTTGCCGGTGTCTTTTACGCGAAACGTAATCGCTCTTGCTGTCCCGGCTTCCGCTGGCGTAACGCCAAGCGCCGCGCAGATCTCTGCAAGCGTAAACTCACGGTCAGGATGGAACTCCACTTCACGGCAGACAAACGCTTCGCGCCCAGGCTTGACATTTACGGAGCCCGGAAGACGGCAATTACGCACGGCGTTAGTCGCGCCTTCGTCCGTGTAACCAGCAGCCGCTATGGCGTCGAGCGCCGCGCAATGTTCTTCGACGGTCGGCTGATCGCTGTAGGCATACCAGTATTGAAAATTACCGGGGCTCGTCTCGACGATAGCGGTCGGCAAGAGCGGCGGAAACTTCGACTTGGTGCCGATGTCGTCCAGCATCATGAACAGGACATGCGTGCAGTTCGCCATGCTGGCGGACGGCTTCTCGCGCATACGATCCATAATAAAAGAGCCGGTGTTGAGAAACCAGCTCTCGCCTTCCTTGCGCTTGTGCTTCGGCAAGTAAGCCGGCCACGTATACTTAGGCGAACCGTCTTTGTGCAGCTTGCCGGTGTCGATTTGTTTAACGATCAGCGCTGTCTCGCCAGCCGGAGCGAGTCCGGTAAAATAATCAAACAGGGACATGTTTTTGCTCTTCTTGCACGATTTCGATAAATTCAGTCGATCCGGCGTAATTCCAGCCGCCGTCTAACTGCCAGCGAATGTTACGCAAATGACCGCACGCAAACGCATTAAGAAGCCATGACAACACACGCGGGTTCATGCGCTCGCCAGCTTCAATAAAGTCTAGGTAATGCGCGCCCTTCTTTTGGCGCGGCACGACGATCACGCCGCACTCGTTCGGCTTCATCCAGATCGGGATCTGTTCGAACTGTAGCCAGCCGCAGTGAAACGTCTGGCATGGGTCATGCGGGCGGTCGTCATAGACCGCGCAGCCTTTACCCGTCTTGTAATGACACGGTCTGCCAGGCCAGAAGTCTTTGCCGAGCGCGCTTCCGCTAACCCAGCCCTCACAACACTTGTTGCATCCGTCACAGGCTCTCATTCCTTCTCCCCCCTATAAGCGGCGCGGGCGGCGCGGAGTATGCCAATGCGAAAATGCTTCAAATAAGCAGGTTCGTCGCCATCGTCGTCAAAATAGTCATCCGCAGCGTCAGCGAACGGGCGCAGCGCCGCTTCAAGTTCCGCGATGCGGGCGCGGGCTGCGTCCTTGCCACGCTCAACCCCGTCAAGGAAAGCAACCGCCAAGTCGTCTAAATCATCGTTATTCGGCACGTCCTCAGCCATCTTTTCTTTCCACCATTTTTCGGCGGCGTCTTCTGCGTCAGTCATTCTTATTCTCCAAAGCGGCGCGGGCGGCGCGGAGGTCGCCAACAACAGGCATAAAGTCCCTGTCCCATAATGGTTGGTCGTCTACGTCATCGTCATATTTTTCGGCCAAGTCAGCAAACGGTTTCAGCGCCGCTTCAAGTTCCGCGATGCGGGCGGCGTCAGCTTCTAATGCGTTTGCAGCAGCTTCACACGCAAAGTCATTGCGGCAAGAATTGTGCGCTTCAGAGCAAGTTCCACGGTTTCGCAGACGCGCAATAAGGTCGTCAGTCATTTTCCATACCTCCCCATAATGCTCGCTTTTACGTCGAGCGGTAAACCTTCAGCCCACACAGGCGGCGTCGTCATCACTTCTTCTAAGAGCGCTTTCGCCTCTTCGGGCCGATCAGACTCCAAAACAATTTCATCGTGAACATGCAGAACAACGTCAGGCAGACGCCGCAGAGCCTCACGTAAAAGATCATGGGCGGTCGCTTGTGTGACGTTCTCGCAAGCCAGCCCTCTCCAGAGCCGACCCCGAGGCCACTCTTTAGCATCCGCCGCAGGCTTCCAAGACGCCTTTGAATAGGTGATCGAACCATCTTCTTCGAACCG